GAGATCCTGATAAAACATTAGAAGCTTTTTTAGAATATTTTAAAAGAGATGTGTTGCCAATATCAGCTACCCCTATTGGAACAGATGATAGATTTTTAATTAATAAAATTAGAGATTTGTATCTTTCTAAAGGTACACCAAATTCTTTTAAATTATTTTTTAGACTTTTGTATGCTAAAGAAATTGATGTAATACAACCGAGCGAACAAATATTAGATGCATCAGAAGGTACATATGTATCTAATAATGTTTTAACATTTTTATCAAAAGATTCAGATGGTGTTCTTAATAATGTTGATTTCAATAATTCTTTTATTGAACAAGACGATAGTGAAATAGCTACTGTTGTGTTTGGATCTAAAATTGATAAAATTGGAAACAATTCTGTTGTTACAATTACTACTTCAGCTTCTTTTAAGAAACAACCTGATTCAGAAATTTTAATTATAAACAAAAAAGATAGAAGCAAATATGTTACTGGAACTGTTCTTAGACAAATAAAAAATTTATCCATACAAGATTCTGAAATTGGTTTGTATAATGTAGGTGACGAAATAATAGTTACTCAAAATCAAAACAAGTTTACAATTCCAGTTAGATCTACCACATCTGGTTCAGTGACATCAGTAATAGTTAAAAATAGAGGAATTAATTACAGCGTAAATGATACTATAATTTTTACATCTAATGGCTATGGTACTGGAGGTTCAGCAACAATAACTGAAGTAGATTCTGCTGGAAGAATTACATCAATTGATAACAACAATGTAAGAACTGGTATTTTAAGAAATGGATATCTATCAAATGACTTTCAAAATGTAAATGTGCCAATACTACAAGGTGGCAATTACAGTCAACTACCTCAAGTAAAAATTATTTCTGGTAATGGACATGGAGCAGAAATTGTTCCTTTTTCAAATGCTATTGGTAGAATAAATGATTTCAATTTTTTCAACAAAGGTTTTTTTGATTCTGAAAACAATATCAATGTTTTAATGCCAATGAATATAAACATACATGGTGAAACAGATTTAAACGAAGGTCAAACTGTTAGAATTCAAAAATTTGAAGCAGACTCTGATGGGTTTTTGTTTGATAGTGATACATTTAGATTTAGTATAAAATTTAGTAATAGAAAATTTAATAATCAAGACAGTGAATTAGTTAGAGTAAGAATACCATATTCATTCAATTTTAATACTTTTCAATGGATTGACAGCGAGTTTAAATTTAATCATACAGATTCAGAATCGTTAGCTCATACTTTAAAAGATATATTAGATAGAGAAATAAAAACATCATCTACATATAGGTTCAAAGTTATTGATAGCGATGAAAAAGGAAATCCAGATTCAGAAACATTGAGAATTTTTTTACAAGATCCTAATTTAAAAGGATTAGATGATTTTCACTTTGACTTATTGAATAGATATGAAGACAGTGATAAGTATAGATCAATTAATTTTAAAAAAATAAAACAAACACCATTTGTAGGTTTGAATGAAAACGTAGGAAGATTTAAAAATACTAAGTTCATTGGAAAGATTGTAAGCGTAAACAAAGATAAAAATATAATAAAAATAAATCAAACTTTAAAAATAGACTCTGACGATAGCTATCCATTTGATTCTGATTTAAATAACATAGAGAATGAAAGATATAAAATATTAAGATTAGTTCCTGTTGACAAAGAAACAAATAATGTAACAGTAAAAGAACAATTTAAATTTAATAATATTATTGCAAATCATCAAAGAAGTAAAGCTAGTGTTGTATTTGAAGGTTCAGGTCAAACATCTAAACAATTTTTAGACGAAAAAGGTTTTTTAAATTCATTAAGTGGAGGAGTTATTAGAGATAATTTTTTCTATGATGTGTACAGCTATGTTTTAAAATCAGATATATCAATTGAAAATTGGAGAGAGTATGTTAAAAATACTCTTCATCCTGCTGGAATGAATTTATTAAGTTCTTTAAACATAAATTCTAACGTACCAAGCTCAACTAAAAAAACAGCTAGAGTTGAAAATATAAGCGAATCTTTTAAAATAACTTTTGATAGATCTCTTGATCATTCTGTTAATGCAGCAGAAAATAAAGGTTCAATAAATGCAGCTACGTCTATATATGCTTCAAATGCTTTTAATTATTACAATGCTACATTTGAAAATGGAACAAGTATAACAGCAGACAACACTAGTTTAAATTTACAAGAAGCTGAAGAAGCTGAATTTGGAAATGCATTTTGGGATTATGAACCAATAGGTTTTATTGATCCAAAATCTACACAATTGAAAGATAGTGACAATTCAGAATTTATATCTGAAAGAGATTATGTTCATTTAACATATGATGTTAAACCAAACGATTCAGAATATTCACAAGATTTTTACAAATATGTAAACTTAAAAAGATATCCAGATCAATTAAATTTATCTTTAGGTAAAACACAATTCAAAGCTGGAACAAATATTTACATGATGTATGATTCAGAAAAACAAAATGATATTAATTTTATAAGATTCGATTATTCAAAAGATAGTGATAACAGTTATATAAATGACAGTGAAGAAGCAAGTATTTTCAAAGGTATAGTTTACAAAAAATTAAAAGACAAAGACTCTGATTTTGTTAAACAAGAACTCACAAAAAGAAATTATGAATATCTAATAGAACATCAAAACGATTTAAACAATGCTACAAAAATGGATAATTCTTTTTCTTATGCAGTTAATGGAACAACTTTTTACAACATTGAAGCTTTTGAACAAAAATGGAATACTATTCATAGAAAAAGAATAAACAACGAAGGTTGGGAAGTACAAGGATATAGTTCATCTTATGTTAACGCTACTGGTGTTGATTATAGAAACGTTAACAATTATTCAAACTTTAAACCATTATATTCAGAAGTTAAATCTTCAATAAATAAAGAATTTTGGAACACAACCGATACAATTGTTTGGCAAAACGCTTACGTTAACCCAATAAATAAAGTACTAACTAATTTAAGAGATGTAGATTCTGATAGTAGAAATCCTAATTTATATAATAGTTTGAGAAAAGATTAATGACTGCTAAAATAACAAACAACTTTAATTCTTTTATAGCTAAAGCTGTAAGAGATAATTTAAAAGATATTGATAACTTAGATGCATATTATGCATTTGTAAGTTTTAACAATGATTCTGATATTCAAAGATATACAGACTCAGATGGAATAGATGACGATGCTGAATTTACAGGTGGTATAAACCCAACATTTAATTCAGACGATAAAAGTTATTACATGCAACATTCGACAACTGCTCATAAACTTCAAAAAGGAAATGTAACAAGAGTAATTCCAAGAATCAATTGGATTACAGGAACAAGATATAATGTAAATGATTATGTTATGGTAACTTCTGTTATAAGAGGTGTAACAAATTTAAACGTATATAAAGTGTTACATTATCCTAAAGCTTCAAGTGTTGCTGTTCCTTCAGGAGATCAGTCTACACCAATAATTACGTCTGACAAATACATATGGCAATACATGTATACAATTAATTCATCTGACAGTTTAAGATTTATTACAGAAAATTTTATTCCAGTTCCTGAAAGAATAGAAGATAATGAAATTGAAAACTTAAATGTAGGAACATCAAAATATAAACAATTTCAGGTTCAAAGAGATTCGTCAGTTGGTTCTCTTTATAGTGTTTCAATTAATGATAGTGATTGGGAAGTTTGGGCAAGAAACAATTATGGTTCTTTTTCTAACATACCAACCTCTATATCAGTATCTGCACAAAATTCAACATCAAATGTTCCTACTAAAGTATTTTCAGGTTCAATTGAAAAACACGATAGTGAATTTAACTTTAGTCTTATAAACAACGGTGAAGGTTATAGCGAAGGTACAATAATTAAAATAAACACAGATACACCTGATGGTTTAATAGCTAATGTTTCACCTGGTTTAGGTCATGGAACAAATGCTCCATTAGAATTAAATTCAAAACACGTTATGGTCAATATTAGAAATGTACCTGACGAACAAGTTGTCAAATTTGCAAGAAATGATTTTAGAATGGTTTCTTTGGTTAGAAATCCAATTGATAACTCAACAAATAAAATTGCAAAAAATGATTTTTACATAACATGTAAATCTTTTATTGGAAGTGATTCCGATGGCGGAAATACAACATTTAACATAGGAGATGTTGTTTCGACATCAGATATTACTGGAAACAATTACGATTCTACTAACTCTAAAGTTGGAAGAATTGTTGCAGTAGATATTTCAAAGAAAGAATATTTTTACGTGAATTTAGGTAAAGTAAAGGATAAAGATTCGTTTTTAGTAAACGATGAAATTAAAATTGTTACTAGCTCAGGAAACGTGTCAGGCAATCCTTTAACAATATCTAAAATTAATAACAGAGAAATATTATTCAATTCAGGAGATATTTTGCTTTCAGATATTAAAAGTACTAAAATAAGAAGAGCAAAAGATCAAATTGAATCGTTTAATTTTATCTTAACTTTTTGATATAAATAGAACATGGCTAATATTGATTTAAACATTTCACCTTACTTTGATGACTTTGATGAAAACAAAGATTTTTTAAGAGTTTTATTCAGACCTGGATTTCCAGTTCAAGCAAGAGAACTTACTGCAGCTCAAACTATACTCCAAGAACAAATTAAAAGAACAGGTGATTTTCTTTTAAAGGATGGGGCTAGAGTAACAGGCGCAAAAATCCAATTTGATAAGAAAGCAAAAAAATTATCTCTTACAGGATCTTCTAATACGTCTTTTCCTCCTTCAGCAGCTAGAGCAAGTTCTATATTATCTAATATACTGAATATAGAAAATTTAGTTATTACAAATTCAAGTGGATCAGCTAAGGCAGTTGTAATGACTAGCCCTACTGGAGTTAACAAAATAACGTCTATAGGTAATTTGTATATAAAATATATAACTAGTGATGAATTTGATCCATCAGGAGGTTTTATATATGCAACACTTGCTGACAACCCATCGTTGACAGCTGAATTGTACAATACATATGCAACAACTTCTAATTGTTCTCTTGCTCATATTGAAGAAGGTGTTTATTATGTTCAAGGATTTTTTACTAGAGTACAACAACAAACTGTTGTAGTAGATAATAATAGTAATTCTCCTAATGTTAAATTAGGTTTTACTGTTTCAGAGACATTAGTAACACCAAATACCGATACTTCGTTGTTTGATAATGCAAGAGGTTCTTCAAACGAAGGAGCTCCTGGTGCTCATAGACTACAACAAACTTTGGCTTTTGGTATAAGATCTTTATCAGCAGATACAGATCCTAACTTTTTTGAAGTAATGAACATACAAAATGGTATTTCAATTCAACAAACATCTACAACAGATAATATAGGCGGAGGTATTTCAAAAGCTTTCAGTGATAGAATATACGAAACATTAGGAAGCTATCAAGTTTCACCTACAAACTTGACTTATAATTACACAGACAGCGATTCAACTTTTGCGTACACTTTTGATAGAATTAAAGCATATGTCAATGGTGATAGATTTCAAAGCAAAGGTAAAACATCTATAGTTGCACCTAAACCTGAGTCTACACTTAAAGTTAACAGTGAAACCGTTGATATTACAGGTGTACCGTTTATTAATATTGATATAGAAACAAATAGTGCTCTTCCAGGTTTTGCATCTGCTACATCAAATAACCCACACTTGCATACTAATAGATTGCTGTTACAAGATTCTGATAATAAAACATATGGATATGCTAGAGCTTATGGTCTAGTAAACGTATCAATTAACGATACAAGACTTTACTTGTATGATGTTAAATTTTTTCAAAAGCTTAAATTGCAAGGTACCCCTCACGTCTTAGGTATTGGATATGATATTAAAACTATTAATGATACTTCAGCTTACTACACAGAATTAGAAAACACAGGTTCTGCAGATAGCAATTGGGTAGACGATTCAGATATTCTATTAATAGATCATAATAAAAATTTTAGAGTTGGACAAACCATATCATCATCTGTTGATAAAAGTTTAAAGAAAACAATTGTTTCAGTAGAAAGTTATAGTTGGAACAACATTACTAATATAGCAGGTAAGGCTGGAACTTTTTACGCAAAGATAAAAAGCAATTCAAAAATACAAAATAATAAAAGTCAGCTTTTAGGATTAGTACCTGGAATTGTTCGAACAGCTAGAGATGACTCTAAAGTTTTTGACAACGACTTTGAAGTATTAATGCCTAATCCTCCTTTGATAGCTGGAACAGGAGGAAATATTTCTATAACACCAAATACCACTGATACTTTTTTATCTACAGCTACAGCAAATGGTGATTATGTTAGAACAAGAATTGACGACGGAAACGAATTAACAAAAAAATTAAAATATGCTTACGTAAAAATAAGAAACGGAGCTGGTAGATCTACATCTATAAATTATGGATGGACTACTAATGACAGAGAAATGACTTTAATATATTCTGATATACATAAAGTTCAAGGTTTATCTCAAGGAACAGTAGATAATCAATTCTCACATTTTAATCAAATTAATATCAACATAGCTGGTGGTGGAATTATTCCTCAAGGATCTTTAATTATTGGAGCTATTTCTAGAACTTATGCTATAGTTGCTTTGTCTAATACTTCTTTAAATGAAACTGAACTAACTAACACTAGTGGTTATCATACTACAAGAACAGGTACTGGTTCAACTACTGTAATAGAAATTATTAAAAGAGACAACAGTAAATCTTTTGTTACTAACGAAAATTTAATAATAGTAGTTCCTAATGATAAAGATACTTTTACAAACAAAGTAACATTTGAATCTAACAGAATAAAAGTTGCAACTAATATAACTGAAACTTTTGGAAATAGAGTTGAACAAAATTATTTTGTAGACGATGGACAAAAAAATCATACATATGAAACAGGTAAATTAATAAGAAAAAAATTAATTCAATCACCATCTAAGGGTGACTTGACTGTTTTCTTTTCTTATTATGAAGATCAAGATGCAACAAACAAATTTTATTACAGTGCAGATTCATATTTAGACGGAGGTTTTGGAAAATCTAATCCAGTTTTTAATAATACAATAGTTCAAATAAAAGGTAACGAAGTTATAAATGGTATCAGTAGAAAAAATATAATTGATTTTAGAAAGAAACTTCAGTCAAATACTAACACAGGTCTTAATTCTTTTCATTTTAATCATAAAGTTTTTCAAAATAGACCTAGTATTATTCCAGGTGTAGGCAATAGTTTTGATAGTAAATCTAAATTTACATTTACATTTGAAGAATATCTAAGTAGATATGATGTATTGTATATTAATTCAGGAGCCAACAAACAAATTTCAAGATTGTCTGGTTTGCCTGCTAGAGATCCTCAAGTTCCTAAATTTACTAATTCTATGGGAATGAAATTAGCAACTGTGAAAGTTCCTGGAGCATTTAAAGTTTTTAGTCAATTGACTAAAGTTATAGAAAATAATAGAAACTTTACAATGAAAGACATACAAGGTATTGAAAATAGATTAAAAAATCTTGAAAATATAGTTTCATTATCAATTTTAGAAACACAAGCTCTAGCTGAAGATGTAAGCGATAGAACTAAATTAGGATTTATTGTTGATGATTTTTCTGTATCAACTGATAATGTTATACAAGATTATAAATTATCTTCTGCTACCGCTTCATTAAAAGATAAAACATTAAGACCAGTTTCAGTTGCAACTACTGTTGATATGGAACTTTTAGATAGTACTGATACAGGTTTACAAAGAAGTGGTATAGATCCTTTTTATTTTAAACAAGGTTTTATAACTAAATCGTATACACAATTTCCTAATGTAGATAATAATGATAACGAATATGTTTCGCAGCTTCAAGCTTCTTCATCAATAAAAGTAAATCCATACTCAACTAGTACTTATACAGGATATATAACTTTAGATCCTCCAAGAGATACAGTAAAAATAAAAGCTGGTAGACAAATTAAAAAGTATACCATTGACAGAGAAGGTCTCATTAATGATTCAGATGTTACCTTACAAGAATTTGAAAAACATGTTAAAGCTGTTCCAATGTCTGATAGATGGGCAGGAGATTGGGAAGACTTAGGATCTGTATCAACAATGACAGCTACAAGAGGTAATTTTTCTGTAACTTTAGATACACAACCACAGATAAAAAATACTTTTCAAAAACAATTTGTAACAAGAGACAAAGCTAATCAATTTGACAGAGAAGATACTTTTATTGATACAAATGCATTTATACCATCAAGAGAAATTATTTTTAATGCTGAAGGTTTAAAACCTAACACAACAATGATTGCAATGTTTGATCATAGAGATGTAACTGATAAATGTATACAAGCAGATGATACATCTGGAGCTATAAGTTTTATTGGCAGCACCAAAGGTGTGCTTAAAACTGATGGATTTGGTTTAATAAGAGGTAAATTTACAATTCCAGCAAATACATACAAAACAGGAAATCATATATTTACACTTAAAGACGTTACAGCTCTTTCAACAGCTCAGGCAAAATACACTGCTGGTTCTTCATATGATATAGGTAATTTGTCTAAATTTAGAACAGATGGTATAGAAGATGTTTTAGTTTTGACAGAAACAAGATTAAAAACATTTAATAAGGTGTCAAGATATTTAGGAAGAGTTGTTGCTACTGATACTAGTGAAAACACTTACGAGGGCGACTCAACAAATAGAGGTGTGACCCAGACTTCAAATATCATGGATGATATTCACGCAGCTAACAATATAGCAGATCCTTTCGAGCCTGCTTCTAATGGAACTTTAGATTATTCAGACTTTTCTTCCCATGGAAATATACATAGTGGTATTGATGGACACGTTCAAAATCTTCATACAGCACATGTTAATAGTATGTATTCAAATGACCAAGAAGGTAGTGGAAATGATGATGGAGAAGGCCATGATGGTACTGACGGTGGTTTTGGAGGACCAGACAATGATACTGATCATGGAGGTACATAATGATAGGTAGTATAGCTCAAACTTTTACTTTACCAGGTGTATTTGCACAATCGTTAGGTTACGATGCTGATGGAATTCCTTTTAATAAAACAACTTCTAATGATGAAAATTCTTTAGCAGTAAGAGATGCATGTTTTGTAACTTCTGTAGATATATTTTTTGACTATGTAGATTTGAACAGTAATCAAAATTATGTTAGAGTAGAATTAAGAGACACAAGACCTGATGGAACTCCAGGTAGTGTTGTGGTAGGTTATGCTTCTAAATTTTTAACAGATAGCGATGGTTCAGCTGTTGGTAGAGCTACTGCAACTACAGTATCAAATTTTAGATTTAACTCTCCAGTTTACTTATTAGCTAGCAAAGTTTATTCATTAGTAGTAAAAACTAGATCTCCTCTAACTAGCATTTATGTATCTGAATTAGGCAAAACTGATATTACCGCTGGCAAAGGTGGTTTAATAAACAGACCTCCAGTTATAGGACAAGCAGGTGGAACACTTTATACATCTGATAATGGTTTTACATACATACCTATTCCAACAAAAGACATGAAATTTAGATTGTACAAAGCTAAGTTTGACACAGCAACTAATGAAATAAATTTAAGATCTAAACTTTCAAAATTAGCAGTTAATGTAGGTAAGTTGAACGATGGTATTCCTTTGAGAACTTTTAATCATTCGCCTTACGTTTTAGTTAAACATATTAACCACGGCATGTATGGAGCAAATCAAAAAGTTGTAATATCAGGTGTAGTAGGATCAAACGGTACTAGTTTGTTAGGAGGTATTCCTATTGATCAAATTAACACTCAAAAAGATGCAGCTTTAGATGGATTTGTAAAATCCCACGATGTACTTTATCCTTTTCAAAATGGATACTTTATAAAGGTTACACAAAATGCATCTTCTAACGAAGATGGTGGTGGTTTAAATGTACTTGCAACTTCTAATTTACAATATAGTAATTTATATTCAAATCTTAATGCAGTGAATAATGAATTTACAAGAATTGATGCAAAGATAAAAAGCACATCAGGTACTACTTTAGATAATAATATTGTTAATGGCTTGAAAGTTTTAGATACTACACACACAGATTATAGAAATACTGGTTCAAAAGATGATAATTTTATTCATATTGAAGCAGATAAAAACGTATATTTTGATAAACCAAAATCTGTTTTGTCGTCTGTTAATTCAACATCAAGCACATTAGATATGAATATAGTTATGAATACAGCTAATGAAAATTTCTCTCCTGTTATACCTATTGAATCAAATCAATTCAATATAATTAACAGAGTTAAATTATTGAGAAATAAAGTAGGTCAAAGTCCTGATGATTCAGATCTTGATAACAACTACTTATCGTTTCAAAATTCAAGAGCTAATGATAGTGATTTATTAGGTGAAGGTGACTCAGACAATGTTAACAAACAAGAAAAAGTTGCTTCGTATTATTCTTCATTGTATGCAAGTAAAGTAGATCATTCAGACTATGTGACTAAGTTAGTTAGCTTAGAAACACCAGCAGATACTATTATTATAAAATTTTCAGCTGATATGAATCCATCTAATGAAATTGATATATCTTTTAAAGCTAAGAGGTTAGGAGATACAAAAAATATTAACGATCAAAATTTTGAAGACTTTAAACTAAATCAGTTTATTAATGAAACTAATTTTGGACAATTTAGTTCTGCTCAAGATTTCAAGGAATATACAGCTGAGCATAAAGTAGGTGAAGACTTTACAGATTTTATTGTAAGAATTAGAATGAAAACTAAAAATGAATCATATGTTCCTAGAATTAAAAATTTGAGGATTATAGCGGTTGCATAAAAGTCTTAAACGTGTAAACGGAGCTATAATTAACACTGATCCTTCTCTTAGAAATAAAATTATAAGTAGAAAAGAAAAAGAAAAAAGAATTGACAAGATGGAAGAGAAATTAAATAATATAGAAACATTATTAACAAAATTGTTGGAAAAAAATGGCTAATACTTTACTTTCAGATTATCTTACAAAGGCAGGTTCTATTAATAGACCTTCTATTACAGATCCTGCAAATGGAAATGCAGTTGTCTCTGAGAATGATTACTCAGTAAATAACAACACTCGTGTAAACGTAGGTTCCTCACCAAATGCTAACGACGGAGATCCATTAAGAACAGCTTTTCAAAAATTAAATAATTTTATTGAAGCAGTATATAGAGTTAACGTTAATGTTAACACAGATATATCTACATTAAGTTCAGCTGGAACGTTTTTAGGTGCTAAAACATATGTAGAAATAACAGGGTTATCTCCTAACAACAACGATACAATAATCTTAGATCATGCTATAACAACAACTAATCCAGATTTAACACCTGTATATACAAACTTTATTACTATTGAAAGTTTTACATTATCTAATGGTGTATATTCCATAGCAGGAGGTTCATTTTTAAAATACAACAATACAAAATCAAAATTTGAATTAGACCATAACAATGGTGGTAGTAATGTTACTTTTGATTTTGATGGAGCAGTTTCTAGATTAGCTCAGGGTTTAGCTAATACAACATTAACTAGTTTAGAACAACAACAATTGTATTCTGAATATCAAAAATTAAATCAAGGTGCTGCTAATAGTAAAAGACTTCAAGCAACTACAGTTGAAGATGCAATAACTGAGTTGACTGTTAAATCTAGTACATCAGGAAGAGACGCAGGATACTATGCATAATGGCTATTGTAAACAAATACATAGGTTTCACCGTTGCTACAGAAGCTGAGTTAAACAATGCTGATAATGATTCTGATTTTGGTATAAATCAAAACAGAAGTATTAAAAAAATTAATTCAAATTATGATATTCAAGCAGGTATATCTAATACCTATATAAATGGATATATAAATCAATATGGATCTTCAGCTAACTTTTCAACAAACGAACAAAGATTAGTTCAAAATCTTATAAGAGAATCAATTAATACTAATGGTATTACTATTCGTTATATGCCTAGACATTCCTCGCATACAGATTCAGTATTCAACGAAAGACCAGAATCAAGTTTTCATAGAGGCTTGAGTATGGATATGATGTTAGTTGCTGCTGCTGGTTTCGAAGGTGAAGGCGACGTAATGACTAACTATGGTATTGAATTTAGAGAAGAAGTTATTTTGTCAGTAGCAATAAACAACTTTGAAAACAAATATAAAGATTACGACAGTGATTTATCAGATAGTGATTCATCAATGTATAACAGATCTAGACCATTAGAAGGTGATATAATAGTTGTACCTTTTGGTAGATCTGCTCAAAATAAAAAAAATTATGTACCAAAGATGTTTGAAATAACACGTGTAACTACATTTCATGATGGTGCGTTTTTTCAGGTAGGTGATAATTATCAATACAAACTTAGGTGTAAACTATTCGAACTTTCTGGAGAAGACATTGGATTTTCTCCAACAGCTATTACTTACAACACAACAACTGGTGCAGAAGAAACTTCTACAAATGAAGTTGTTGCAAGAGCTAAAGCAGGATACAACTTTGAGGATAGTGATACGAAAGCAATAAACATAGTTAGGGATTCAGATACTATAACTGATTCATATGCTAATAATAGAGCTATAGAAAAGAGAGCTCAAGAAAAAATAGTATATAACGATGATGGTGAAGTTTTCTCGAAGAACAGTGTTGTTGTTGAAGACTACGGAACATCAGCTCACAATCAACCAGGTATTATAAACCCTTTGGATAAAAAATAAATGTTAGGTACACATTTTTACAACGAGTCTATAAAAACGTCAGTTGCAGTTTTTGGAAGTCTTTTCAATAATATTGTTATTAAAAGAAGAGATGGCAAAATGCTTCCTGTTCCTATTGCATATGGTCCTAGACAAAAATGGTTAGATTCACAAAAACAATTTAAACCTTCTGAAGAAATGTTTGAAAAATTACTTCCAAGAATGTCTTATGAAATTGTTGCAATGAATTATGACACTAGTAGAAAATTAACAAATAAACAATCAATGTTGAGAACACCAGATGGCCTCAGTGATCCTAGACAAAGGATAAACGTACCAGTACCTTACAATTTAGATTTTACATTAAACCTAACAGCTAAGACATTAAACGATGGATGGCAAATACTTGAACAAATACTACCTTTCTTTACACCAGCTTACACAGTTAAAGTTAGACATTTTCCAGAAGATACAAGTAGTTTAACACCAACTCCAACAAATACATTTGATCAAACATTTAACTTATTAGCAGTTACTTGGGCTGACGATTATACTGGTGATTTAGGCGATAGAAGATTTATAGAATGGACATTAGAATTTCAAACTAAAATATGGATGCATGGCCCAGTAGCTCCTACAACTGTTATTTTAGATTCAAGAGCAATTGTTAGTGTTCCACCAACAGGTATACCAATAAATAAAATGAATAGAGCATCAAGTCAAGATGGAATAGAAACTGGTTATGCTCATCAAATAGATTCAGAAACGTTGTTTAACAATGATTCAGACAGAAGCCCAACTATACTTAATTTGAGTGATAGTGATGGTAATATAATAAAAATAGTAAGAGATTTACCGAATAAATAAAACATGGCAAGTAAAGATTTAATTAATATAGGAAGCGCTCCTGACTCAGGTACAGGTGACACAATTAGAAAAGGTGGTCTAAAGATCAATAACCTTTTCGCTGACATTTATCAAAATTTTGGTGACAATCCAATTGGTAATGATCCAAAAGGTAATAACTATGGATATAGAAAAATTTACTCTGAAGGTGAATATAAAGTTGGAGAACTTTTTGGAGCAGGTAAGTTTAGAAGAGTAGTTTTCCAAACTGATTCAGATAATGCTACTAAAAGAAGCGATGGTTCATTTAAGTTTTTTCATAACAATGAAGGCTACTTTATAAATGATTCAGAAGGAACAATATATTCAAATAACAATACAACTATTCCTGCTGCTTATGATAGTAAAGAATGGTATTTTTTATCTAGAGGGGAACAAATTGTTCCTGATCTAACACAAATGGATTCAGAATATTTTCATTGTGTTTTACCATTAGCAAAAGCAGGTGATAGAATAATAATAAGAGATAGCTTGGGTCATATAAGTCAAGATAAACCTTTATCACTTTGGACAACTCCTTACGAATGGCAATCAGTATCTCAAATTAACGAATGGATAACAAACACACCAGAAGCTGGTTTGAGTCCTGACTCAGATACTTTTCCTTCTGTAAATCATGCTAAAATTTTAAATCCTGGAGCTACAATTCCTGTTAATGCTTCAATAAGAATTCCACAAATATCCAACTCAGATATTGTAGCTATGAGCACATACGAAAAAGTTCAATATGGAGGTTCAAGTGGAGCTAGTTTAACTCCTAATGTGGATGTATCTAATATAACATTTAACGAACAATACACGCAGGTAGAATGCAATTACTTAGGTGTTGACAAAGGTTGGACATATACAAAAACTATAATAAGCAATGCAGGCGATACTAGTTTAAGACACACTGTAGATAATTTTACAAACAGAGAATGGTTTCAGTGGACAAACGCAGATTTAAATGATTCAGATTCTGTTATATTACAAAATCAATATTTGTTACCTGTTATGAGTACTAAAGGACAAAGAATATTAGGCAACAATACTATGCCAGTATTTAAAGTATATCAAGATGTAGGTTATGATTCTGATGAATTTGGAAACAAGCTTCAAAACTTTTTTGCTTCTTACGAGACAGCCAATTCAGAAAACATTACTGGAGATGGAAACGACAATATTTTATACAGTGATAAATTTGATTCAGATTCAATTGTACAAAGAAAATATAGAAGAGCACAAATAGCAACACAACATGGTACTTACGATAATGGTGTAAACAAACCTATTGATAGTTGGTATAATGAAATTAATTTGCCTTCAATATGTACTAAAGATGGTATGTTAATTTTAATTTCAAATTATCCATTTAATGGAAGAGTAGAAATTTTTGTTAAAGGAAGTATTGAGTAATGGCCAATCCAAACATTGATTCAGATTTCAGCAGAGGTTATTACCAACACAGAAGAACATACAGTTCTAATGTAAATGGAGATGGAAGACCTTTAGCTTCTGATATATTAGAAGGTGAAATTGCTTTAAATTTAAACACGCAAAAAATATACACCAAGAAAAACGCATTTACAACTGTAGATTATAACGCTAAGTTATCACAACTAGTTACTAAAGCAGGAATATTATTAACAATAACTCCTATACCATTTGCGTATGTTGGACAAAAAGTTGGATTAAATTTCAACAATGGAACAAAAACTTTTTATAATATTGACTCTGATGATTCTACTGCTGTTACAAATTTTATTACGGGTATAGCTTCACATATAAGTAGTAACTATCCAAAGGTATCTGTTGTCAATGGAGCAGCGTTGGGAACTTTTGGTAAAGATACTCAAATACTTATTTTTAATAACGATTCAGACAATTCAATGTCATATGATTTGGATTCAGATTTTGTTAAGTTTGTTGATCATAACTTAACTAATGTTTCAAGATATATACAAGACTCTGCAGACGACACAGATATATTTACAGGTAGTGGAACAGTTACACCAAATTCGTTTATACAAACTTTTAAAACTGTTGGATCAGTCACATCTGTTACTACTTCAAGTCGACCTGTTTACAAAGATGTTACAACTTCCAACAATAGTTATTACGTTACAAACTTAATAACATCAACTGGAGGGTTTACAGAAGGTTCAGATAAATTTAGAGCTTTTATTGATACAAACAATCCAGTTATTTTAGATTTAAGTCAATCTGTTCCAGCAGTTTCAAACACACCTCCTATAGTTAGTACAGAATCAGGTAGTGCTGGTAACAGTGGAGACTTGTGGATTCAACCTCCTGGTATTCAAAACGATAGCGAACCTTCATTTTTATATTGGTTAGATTTATCAATTATTAATAGTACAAGAGCACAAAACAAAGCACGTGCATTGAACGATTCAGATAGAACATCAAATGGAATTGTACTTTATGATTCAGATGGAGCTGGTAATGAAAGATACGGCGAGTGGAGACAAGTACAAAGTAATTCATTTTTAATTACAAGAAATTTAGGTACAACATCACAAATTCAAACTTTTGATTCTGATTCTACAACTATATTTAACGGTAATTTTAATGTAAAGGATGGTACATTAAGAGCAGGATCTAGATTTGAATTTCAAAATGAAATGTTTACTAAAACAAAAAGATTAAGAATAAAAGATGTTAATGGTACTACACAATTTACTATGGTTGGTTTAGACTCAGATAATTAAAAAAAAGTGTATGTTTTTACTATAACAAATAAAAAGTAGGATATTATGACAGTAAGAAGACCTTTTAAAATAGATGGTACAACAGGACTAAAGGAAATGTCTGACGGCGAGTTAGATTATGTTTCCTATGTAACACGTGTAGCATATGCTGCATTAACAGATGGACCAGGGCACGTAACAATTAATTCAGCTCCAGCTGGGTATTCTAGTATAGGATCTGTTACAGATGAATCTAGATCTGTAGGAAGATCTTCAAGTAACATTGGCAATGTACACGGTGTAGATCCATCAAACTCAAATGTATCTGCACCAGGAACTTTAAGTAGTGTAGCGTATACAGTATCTCAAAATTATAACAACAGTAATGATGTGCCTTCATCAATAAACTGGAATTTAGGACCATTGGTAGCTGTTGATGCTTCCTTTAATAACGTCCAACCTTTAGGTTACATCGATGGTGTTCAAACTTTACAAGATGTTTATGATACCTTAATTGATCCACTTGTACAAGATATAGAAGGTGGTGGCGTTGGTATTTTTAAATTAGCTACATCATCGCCTGGTGGTGATTGGACTAGTACAGGACATTCTATGGCTAACAGAGCTGTTAATCCAGCTAACTATTCAGGTCCTGTTACAACTACTTATACTCTTTATAAAAGAACTTCTGAAACTTCGCCATCAGTTGTTCGTCCAGTAAGGACTGACAGCAACACTGGTTTTAAAGAAATGTCAGATGCTGAAATAACTAATTATACTTTACCATTATTATACAACAGAATCAATGAAGGTAATAGATTAGTTTATACGTTTGGTGCTGATTCAACAGGCATTGATGCAGGTTCATACACAGAAACACATTACGATAGTAGTACAGATGCATCGTTAGCACAATTAGTTTCTAGCCACATATATTATAGAGCTGTGTCAGGTTTAACATCAAATGTACATTACTTAAGGTTACACAATACATAACAGCGCATAGGATTATATTATGGAAAACATTATTTCAACTAAAACAATTTACGAACCAGACTCAGCAATTTTTATAGATCAAGATAAAACTACAATTAATGTTAGAGTTAAAGAACAATTTGTAGTTAAAGATTGGTCAGGTAAAGAACATCCTAAAGAAAATACATTTATTAGAACTATAAGAGTAGAACCTTCTGATTACTTTACTGAATTTTTAGAACAAATTTCTTTAGAAAGTGTAGAACAAAATACATTAAAAACTAATGAGTTAATTGAAGAACAAAATAAAGAATTTGAAACTAGAATAAAAAAAGAGATTTTTAATGAGTTGTCAAGTAAAATACCTACACAGGTCAACCATGACAATCAAGAAAAGTCTATGTTTGACATTACTAACATTTCTGATGATATTCTTTTTAAGCTTAAATTACAATCATTTGAAATAGAAAAAGTTAAAAATTCAACTAACAGAGAATTAAAAGCTTCGTTGAGAAAGTCTTCTAATTTTATGGAAACTGTTGCATATACAGTTGCTATTATTCTTGACAAATAAATTACCTTCTGAAACATTTTGCGCTTTACCTTGGCTACATCTTTCAACTAGACCAAATGGTCACATGAGAGTTTGTTGTACAGCTAATGCTAGCGCTGTTAGTGTTAATGCAGATTCTAACAATAAAACAATCTCTGAATCTGGTGTGTTGAAAAGAGATGATGGAAAGCCAGCTAATCTTGCAACAACAGGGTTATTAGAATCATGGAATAATGAATACATGAAAAGTATTCGTAAAATGATGCTTAAAGGAGAACAACCTCAATCTTGTACAAAGTGTTTTAAAGAAGAAGAAGCCGGACACAGAAGTAAAAGAATATGGGAAACACGTAAGTGGGTAAACGAATTAGGTATTGATGATATTATAGGCAATACAAGAGAAGATGGTACTGTTGATCCTAAAATTAGATATATAGATCTTAGACTTGGATCTAAATGTCAACTTGCATGTGTAATGTGCTCCCCTCATGATAGTTCTAATTGGGTACCTGAATATAAAAAAATATATCCTAAGTTACAAAATAATCAATTAAAAAAGTCAATGGTGTGGGAAAAAGAATCTGGTAAGCTAGCTTGGTCTGGAGGTTCTTACAACTGGCATAAAAAAAATCCTAGCTTTTGGAAAGAACTATATGATCAATTGCCTCACCTAAAACAATTGTATTGGGCAGGTGGAGAAGCTCTTATAATGGACGATCATTATACTTTATTAGAAAAAATTATTAAAGATGGGTTAGCTAAAAATATTGAATTGAGATATAATAGTAATGGTATTGAGTGGAGAGAAGATTTATTTGATTTGTGGAAGCAGTTCCGTAATGTTATATTTCATTTTTCAATAGATGATATAGAGGACAGATTAGAATATATAAGATACCCAAGCGATTGGAATCAGATAGAACAACAAATCCACAAATTAGATAATTATCCTCACGGCAACTTATCACTTACTACTGCTTGGACAGGAATAGCTTTAAATATATATTATTTACCAGAATTTTTAAAATGGAAACTTAAAAGTAATTTCAAACTTCTTAACAAATGGCCAAGTGGTGCTGGAATGTTTTCGTGTCATCTAGCTTATTGGCCACCTCAATTGAATATAAAAGTACTTCCACAATGGTTTAAGAACGAAGTATCACAAAAATTTGATGAAGAATTATATCCATGGTTAAAAGAAAATTGGAAATTGTGTACCGGTGTTCAAGATATCAATTACGATAAGTGGGCTGAAAGTGAATATGGTTTAAAAAGAATCCAAGGTTTAATAAATTTTATGAATGCAGAAGATTGGTCAGTGAGATTATACGAAACAAATGAATGGTGCTATAAAGTATCTAAGGAAAGAAATATAGATTTTAATAAAACATTTCCGGAAATGGATTGGCTTGAGTGGTATAAATGAGCAACTTGTGTGTACTTCCATGGATACATATATCTGAATCAGTAAGCGGTTGGTTTAAACCATGCTGTAATACCTCTGCACATTTTGATATACCAAAAGGTTCAAATATAAACGAAGCTTTTAAATCTAAGGAATTAGAAAATTTTAGAAAACAATTAATGAATGGGGAAAAACCTTCTATTTGTAACGTGTGTTGGAAACAAGAAGAAAAAGGAATTAAAAGCTACAGAGAAAGATATAATAAAAAATTTAGATATTTGTTTGATAAAGATAAGCCTGAGTTAAAATATTTTGATATTAAATTTGATAATAAATGTAACCTACAATGTAGGATGTGTAACCCCGATAGTTCAGATCAAATATGGAAAACTATAAAACAATACAATAAGGATATGAAATTACCAGATTTTTTAGATAGAGATTTTATTAGTAAAGATACAACTATTTTATCTTATAAAGATAAAAAACAAGAAATGTTTGACAATATTGATAATATTAATGTCTTTAAAGTAACAGGAGGTGAACCTTTCATATCAAAAGATTTTTTAGATGTTATGGATAAATTAATAGAAACAGGTAATTCAAAAAAAATACTTTTAGAACTTACAACAAATGGTACAAAATTTACTCCTAAGTATTTAGAAAAATTTTTACATTTCCGTCAAATATCTGTTAACATTTCAATAGATGGTGAAGGTAATACTTATGACTATATAAGATATCCTTTTAATTGGAAATTAATAGAAAAAAGATTATTAGATTTTTTTGATTTTGTTGAATCAAATAACTTACATTTAACTAAAAAATTTAACGTTAAATTTAGTACAATAGTTAATTCGTATAATTATTTAAATTTGGGAAGTCTTTATAAAAGACTAGAAGAATACACTCTTGAATATCCATGGATAACTTGGTCTCATTTAAGAGATAAAAAATATATACCTAAAATATATTTTGATTTTAATCTTAAACCCGTTAATTCATGTTTAGATATTAAATATCTTCCAAAACATATCTTAGAAGAAGGTATAAAAGACTTTCGAATAAAAGGTAAAAATTATATTTTTTTAAATGAAGTTGAACAATGTATAAAAAATTTAGTATATGATAAAGATAAAATAAAAGAATTTGTTCAAGTAACATTAGACTTTGACAAAATAAGAAACCAATCATATAAAACATTACACCCTATGCTAGTAGAGTTTATAAATGAAAACATTTGAAGAATTAGAAGAATTTAAAAAATTCTTACCCAATGATAATTTTTGTACTGCACCATTTATGCATACACATATTAATGTCAACAACAGAGGTTTTAAACTTTGTTGCATGAGTCATGTTGTTGGAAGGTTTGACGATTTAGACAAAAAACCATTAGAAGAAAAATTTAACGAATGGTGGACAGGTAAAGAAATGCAAGATATTAGAAAACAATTTCTTGATGGTAAAATGCCTAGTGTTTGTTCATGGTGGTGTGGCAAATGGGAAAAAGAAAAAGTAGCTTCTAATGCTGATAGATTAGCCTTTGCTAAAAAATATAAAGAAACTTTTGGACATCTTAATTTTAATTGGTCTGTAAAAAATGGTACTGAAGAATTTAAAAAACCTATAGATGTTGATTTGAGGCCTTCTAAATTATGCAATCTAAAGTGTAGGTCTTGTAATTCTATATGGTCTGATAAAATAGAAAAAGAAGTTTTAGCCAACCCTGAAATACAAGGTTGGTCTCATTGGGATAACGTAACTGGATCTAAAGCTAATATTGAAAGAGCTAAAAAAATTAATTGGGAAGATCCAAATTATGATATAGTTTCTTCTCTTAACTTAGATAAAGTTTTATATTTAAAAATGTCTGGAGGAGAAACCTTATTAGATACAAGAGTTTATCGTATCTTAAAAAAAATAGTTGATAATGGCTATTCGAGTAAAATGAAATTACATTTAATAGTCAATGGTACTGTTTTTCCTGAAAGAACAAAATTATTACTAAAAGAATTTAAACATGTGAGATTCAATCTTTCAATTGATGCAACAGAAAGTACTGAAGACTATTTAAGACACGGAACAAAATGGGAAGATAAATTAAAAGTAATTGATGAGTTGTTTAAGTATGGAGACGTTGGCATTTTATGTACAATGCAACCTGTTGTTTTGTGGGAAATTAGAAAAACGACTGAGTATTTTTTATCTTTAAAAAACAAATATGGTAATAAATTGAAAGGCGTAATGTATAATTCTATGGTAGATCCTTGGTATTTACATTCTGGTTGGTTAGATAAAGAAGATAAAGATATAATTAGAGACGAAATTGATCAAACAATATTTTTTAATAAGATGAACAAAGATACTTTGTGGTGGTTCGATACAGTATATACAGAACTTAATTACGATTTTAAAGAACTTAATAAAAAATATGCAAATGATTTTGTAAGATCAAACATTGCTCTTGATAAAATAAGGGGAACTGATACATTAAAAATTGCTCCTTTTTTAAAAAAATATTACGATAGGTATGATAAAAGTTATATTACAGATACAAGTATTGTGAGACCAGCAGCTCAGTTTATAAAAGGAAAACCTTATGCCAAATACAATGGATAATAAAATAAAAGACAAATTACGATTACAAATAGAACTAACATCTAATTGTAACAGTACTTGTCAAGGTTGCAGTAGATTTGTTTCAAAATCAGACATTGTAAATCCAAATATTAAAATAGGCAATAAAGGTAACATGACTGAAGATATGTGGAAAAGTATATTTGACGATCAAAGAATAACTGATAAATTGAATACTTTATCTTTAACAGGAGCTTATGGAGACTTTATGTTACATCCAAAAGCTTTAGAATTTATCGACTATGCTTTAAAAAAATCTAAAAATATAAAAAATTTTTTTATAGAAACAAATGGTGGTTTACATAATACAAGTTGGTGGAAAAAATTAGCTAAGTATGACGTAAAAGTTAGATTTGCTTTTGATGGAATAGACGATGAGACTCATCAGAGATATAGAAGAGGAGTAAATTTTAATAAAGTTTTAGAAAATGCCAAAGCTTTTAAAGAAGCAGGAGGGCATACTACTTGGGCTATGATAGAATTTCAACACAATATTCATCAAATAGAACAAGCAAAAAAAATAGCTTCCGAATTAGGATTTAAATTTACTTTAAAAAATAATAGAATTATACAGCATACAAATTATAAAGGTGAAGTTAAAAATGAATACAAAGATAGAAAACCTTTAGAAAGAAAAAAAGATTTGAACAACGAAGGAGTAGAATATGATGAAGCTAACAAAGAAGAAATTTTATCATATGCTAATAAATTAAAATTTAATTCACAAAGAGAATACGACAATTTTTCAGATGTAACATGTAGATGGGGACTTCAGAATAAATTTAATATAGATTACGATGGTAGAATTAGTAGATGTTGTTTCTTTAGTTCAATGTATCATAGGCAGCCTGATTTTACAGATTATAATAAAGGTCCTAATTTTTATAGATCAAGAATGAAAATGGAAAGAAAAAATGGATACAATTGGTACTTAAAAAAATATGGATTTGAATTCAATTCTTTGAAAAAAAATAACATATATGATATTTTAACTCATGAATTTTTTACAGACGCATTACCTGATAGTTTAAAAAATACAACATTTTCTAAAAACAATCCAAGAGTAACTACATGTCCTAAATTTTGTGGAGAAATTCAAACTGAATATAAAGTAACTAGAGGATTACAAATTAATGAATAAGAAACCTTTATGTGCAGCTCCATTTTTAGGAATGTTTTGGAGAGGTAATCCAAGTAAAAATAATACATTTGACGGTTCATATAAACCTTGTTGTGAGTCTAACAATTTCCAAGAAATACAAGCAAGAAAAACATTTAAACATGAAGATGTTAAAGATTTTAAAAAAGATATTTTCAATAACAATTTTGCTAAAGAAATAAGATCTACTCTTATGAAAGGTGAATTTCATTCTATTTGTCATTTATGTAAATTTAAAGAAGAAAATGGTCAAAATTCCAGAAATAATTATTTTGAAATAGCTAAAGATATTGAAGAAATATATGGTTCATTTGAATATGATATTGATAAAGGAACTACTCATGATAAAATATTTTGGTTAGATTATAGACCTTCAAATTTATGTAATTTAAAATGTAGAATGTGTGGACCTGCTAACTCATCTTTATTTGCTGAAGAAATAAAAAACCTAGATAGTAATATAAAAGAACAATTTAAGAATAAAGTAAAATTAACAGCACAAGATGTACATATATTTGATAAAAGAAAGTCTAAAGATCAGTTATATAATATTATACCATTAGAGCATATAATTTATTTAAAATTATTAGGTGGCGAGCCATTAATTATGGAAGAAGTATTTCATATGTTAGATAAATTAAAAAATAATAAAAATACTAATATAATAATTACAACTAATGCTACGAAAATAACAGACAAAGTTATAAAAATTTTTAAACAATTAAAAGTAAAACGTATACATTTTACAAATAGTTTAGATGGTATTGGAGATGTTTATGAGTATATTAGATTTCCTGGTAAATGGAATAAAACTTTAGAAGGATTTGAAAAATTAATTGATCTTAGACTTAATAATTTAAATACAAAAGTTTCAATGAGTATAACAATGGTTATACAAATGTGGAATATTTTTAATATAGATCAAATAATTGATTGGTGCATATCTTTATATAGAGCAAAAAAAATTGATAGATTTTTATTTTCAATTGTATCCCAGAAAAATTTAAGTATAGCTATTTTACATGACGACCATAAACTTTTTATTTTAGAAGTTTTAGAGCAAAGTTTTAAAAAGTGGAATATGTCAGAAAAAGAAAAATTAATGTTTATAACTCCTATAACAAATATGTTAAAAGTGTATATTGATGAGGATGAAATTAATGAATTTCGAATACAATTTAGAGATACGACTTTGTTATTTGATAAAATTAGAAATCAAGATATAACTTTACTAGATAAAAAATATTTAGAATATATATAGTGTATAATTATAATCAAATTAAACAAGTTCATTTAGAGTCAACACAGCTTTGTCAAGCATCATGTCCTATGTGTGATAGAAACATGAATGGAGGCAATGTTAATCCTTATCTTAAAAATAAGTCATTGACACTAGATAATGTTAAACACCTTTTCGATAATAAATTTTTAAATCAACTTGATAATATATACATGTGTGGAAATCACGGCGATCCTATTTTTGCACCTCAATGTTTAGAAATGTTTGAATATTTTAGAAGTAATAATAAAAATTTAAATTTAGGAATAACAACAAATGGTGGGGCTAGAAAACCAGAGTGGTGGTCTGATTTAGCTAAGTTGAATGTACATGTAAATTTTTCTGTAGATGGTTTAGAAAATACAAATCATTTGTATAGACAAGGCGTTGTTTGGAAAAACGTTGAAGAGAACATAGATGCTTTTACTAGCGCAGGAGGTAAAGGAGATTGGACTTTTTTAGTTTTTAATTACAATGAACATCAGGTGGAAGAAGCAGAAAGATATTCTAAGTTATTGGGTATTAATAAATTTATAGTAAAAAAATCAGGTAGATATCTTACTTCTAATTTAGAAAAAAAAGAACAACATCAAGCAGTTTTTAGAGAAGGTCTAGGAACGCTTTTAAGTAAACCTAAACAGTTAAAATATAGAAATAAAGAACTAGAAAGAGATATTGATATTAACAAATCTCTTGAATTTTTTGACGTAGTACCTAAATGTGTTCAAAAAAAAGAAATTTACATATCAGCTGAAGGTTTAGTTTTACCTTGTTGTTGGACTGCTGGTCAAATGTACAAGTGGTATTTAGATCCTAAAGCTTCAGAAATATGGGAATATTTAAATGGTTATAACATTAATGCTCTTGATAGCTCAATTAAAGAAGTGATGGAAAGTGGTTTTTTAAAAAAAATTAAAGATAGTTGGAAAGGAAAGGATAAATTAAAAGTATGTGCAGTTAAATGTAACAACAAATTTGATCCTTTTTTAGCTCAATGGAATTAAAGAATACTAATTTTAAAAATATTAAAATAGACGACAAAGAAAATACAGTTTACAAATTTTTAAAAGCTAAAAATAATTCTGCAATTGAAGAGTTTGATTTTTTTAAAAAACATGTATTTCAATTAAGTAGAAGTATAAATTTTATTCCTAATATTACAGTTTGGGAAAGAAATGAATATAACTTAGTTATAGGAATGAATTTAATAAAAAAATCAACAAGTTTAAAAACTGTTTTAAAAAATAATATTTTAATAACAAAAAAAAATTTAATAAATTATTATCGTTTCATGACTTATGAAGTTCCTAATAGTTTTATAAAATATTCAACAAAAAATTTAAAAGATGGTTGTATAATAAACAACGTTGAAACAGGAAGCTACTACAATTATTTGGAAAATATTCTAATAGATGATAAAGGTAAATTTTGGTATTTGCCTTACTCTTCGCTAAAATATGTTAAGGAAATAAAATCAGTATTAAGTTATACAGACAAATTTACAAAAAGAGTTACTTTTGATTTCTACAACAAATTTAATAGAAATCAAATATTAGAAAAAACGAATATACAAATAGAAAAATATAAAAATCAAATATTAAAAAAAGATCAAATTAGTAATACTATAATTTCACAATTGGAAAAAGAAAGAAATAACTTACAAAACGAAAGAATAAAATATTCAGAGTTACAAAAAATATTAGGAGATAAATTATTCACCCAATACTTTGGAGATAATGATGATATATAGAACTAGAAAAATGATAGCTCCTAAAGATTTAAATGCTATAGGTGTATTATTTGGAGGAAGAGTACTTGATTGGATTGACGAAGAAGCATATATCTATGTAGTTGTCAACTTGATAGTAGAAATGTTGTTACGAGAACTATAGGAAAAATAGATTTTATAGCTGGCGCTGAGCATGGTGATATAATTGAAATAGGAATGGATACAATAAAATTAGGAAAAACTAGTATAACAATTAAAGCTACTGTAAGAAATATTAAAACTAAAAAAATTATTACTGAAGTAGACGATATAGTGTTTGTTAATATAAAAGATGGAAAACCACATCCACATGGAATTGAATAAAAGCAAATATAATTTCAACGATATACCATTTGAAGACATAGAAATGGTTGGTCAGCATACTATGGTAACTAGAGATTTGTTTACAGTGTCTTGGTTATTAGGTAGGTTTTGTAACTACAATTGTTCTTATTGTTGGCCTTATGCTAGATCAAGTAAAAAAGATCATAGAGATACTGAACTGTGTTTAATGACCATAGACGAAATAAAAAGACAAGCGAGGGACAATGGGTTTAATTCATTTCATTTTTCACTTAGTGGCGGTGAACCTACTTTTCATCCAGGGTATTTGGAAATACTCGAGCATCTTGCTGATGACTCTAATAATTGCAATTATACTTCTATACATATGACAACTAACTTATCAAGGAAAGGACCTTGGTGGGATAAGTATTTAAATATAGCTAAGAAATTTAACAGAGCTTCAATTACAGCTTCTTGTCATAGAGAGTCAGTTAACACACAAGCCAAGTTAGAAGAGTTTAGAGATAAGTTAGTTTACTTACAAGACAATGGAACTAAAATTACTATTAATCAAGTGATGTTAGTTGATACATTTTGGCAATGTTTAGAAGACGCTAACTTCTTTGCAGAAAAGAATATTAATGTAACTCTTAAACCTCAATCAGATCCAACAGCTTCTTTTGTTGTTGATGGTTATACTGACGAGATGTTAGACATATTACATAATGGAATGCCTCAAAAAGTTGAGGGTAAACAAATTTTTCAAGTTGAAATGAGAGACTCGAAAAATAAAATATGGTGGATGGATCAAGCTGAAAGATTTAATGCTTTTAATTTTAACAAATTTGAAGGATGGGAATGTTCTTCAGGTTATAGATCAATAATAATTAGAGAACCAGATGGTAGTGTAAAACGTAGTTATAGTTGTAGAGATGAACCTTTAGGTTATATTCATAAAGGTTTTAAATTATTTGACAAGCCTAAAATATGTTCGACTAAAACATGTGTATCTTCTGCTGATAGTAAAATACCTAAACGTAAAATAGGTACAGGTCATAAATTATGGCCACAATAAACTTTTTCACATTTAAATGGGGAGCTAAATATGGCCCAGAATACGTCAATAGACTTTATGGAAGTTTACGGAATAACTGTAGTCACAATTTTATACTTAATGTTATTACTGACAACGTTCACGATATTGATAGCAATATCAATATTATCGATTATACCAGCTTTGATCCTTTTCATTATCCAAAAAATCAAATCTTTACTCGAGAAAAACTCGTCTTATTCAACAAGTTCGTAGAAGGTAGAAATTGTTGGTTAGATTTAGATATATTAATACATGATAATATAGATGAACTAATTGAACAAGAGTTACCTAGACCTAAATTTATATGGAACTACTGGAATGATTATAAAGAGCGTTCAGAGAAATGGTACGGTAAAGGGGTGTCTTGTCACGTCAATTCCTCCGTTGTAATGTGGGAAGGTGATAATGGTAGGTACTTGTATGACTTACTTGTAGACAAAGAAAAGGAAGCTTTCTTTACATACAAATCTTTAGACAAATTTTTATTTTACCAAGCTCATAGAAAAGGTTTACTAGATTATTGGGACGAAGGTATAGTTAGTAACTATAACAAAGAATATTTTAAAAGAAAAGGCAAAATAAGTATATTCAATACTTCACATATTTTGTATAATAAAGGTATTACTGAACAAGCATTTGAGTTAGATGAGGTACAAGGATGGGCAGAAGAGATCTGGAAAAGTTATTATTAGATTCAATCATTAACAATGGTTACGAATCTATTACTTTAGTTGCTTGCAACGAAAGAAGTGAACTTGTATACAAGTTATCAGGTTTGGGTATACATGTTGATATTATAGATTATGATCCTAAATTTGAAAATCCAAAAGATGTTATTTTTGATAAAGTTAAATTTAATGAATTAGTCGTTGACTTTAATGCTGAAAAGCATTATCCTATAGGTAAAGTTTATAAAGGTGATTTAATTATAATTGGTGACAACGATCAACACAATGGTGATTGCAACCCAATTGATAATGTAGATATATTAATTGAACAAAATAATATAACAAATGTTGATTTCAGCTATAATATAGATAAGTGGTTTGTTGTAAAGGGAAACAATGCAGATTGAATATTCTGAAATGATGAAATGGGTTAGATACAATCATCCGGAAAAAATGAATAGATGGATGGATTCATTATCGCCTAATCAAATATTATGTAAACAATGGTTAGTAGATAGTTTAGATAATGTTAAGATACCCCTAGATGAAAATAATCAATTTAAGATTGAAATTATAGGAGGTTGGTTTGGGTTTCCTCTTATTGAAATGTTATTAAAAAAATATAAAAATTCTATTAAAGAAATAAATTTATTTGATATTGACAAAAGCGCGACATTGTTTGCTTGGAAATATACTGAACTTTTTAATTTAAAAAATATAAAAATTTTCAATATAAATTATTTTGATTATAAAGAGATCAGAAGAACTCATATGGTTATTAATACATCATGTGAGCATATGCCTGATATGTTATTAATGCAAGATTATTATAAAATACCAGAAAGAACATTATTAGTACTTCAATCTAATAATAAAACTAATGAGACTGATCATGTTAATTGTGTAGAAAATTGTCAACAGTTAATTATTCAAAATGATATTTCTGAAATATGGGGTGGAAATAAAACTATGAAAACTATAGTTAATGGTAAAAAAGAATTCTGGAATAGATTTATGGTAATGGGTAAATGGAATGGTTGATATATTATTAGTTAATACAGGAGACAAGTATCCTCAAATTTATACTGATAATATAATTTATATGTTAGATAGAACTGGTACAAAGTATGATAATGTTCATATAATTACTGAAGAACAATATGATGGTGTGTGGAACAAACTTCAATTGTTTAGAGACTTTAAGAAAGGTCCTTATCTTTATTTTGATTTAGACGTGTGCTTAACAAAAAATGTTGAATACTTACAAAGAAAACAATTTACGTTATTAAAAGCGTGGTGGAGAGAAAAGTATCACACACCATTAAATTCCTCAGTTATGTCGTGGGAAGGAGATTATTCTTTTTATTATAATATTTTCAACTCAAATCCAGATTACTATATGATGAAATACAAAGGTATTGATCAATACATTTATGAATTAGACATGAGTTATACAACATATGAGCCGGTGTGCACTTCTTATAATTGGCAAGGGTTTAATGACAATTGGGGTGTTACTATTTTTAATCAAGCATACGACAAAATGAGGGAGCAAGGACCATGGTCAAAGTATATGCTGTTCGAATAGGTAACAAATATGGAATTGAATATGAAGAATATTTAAAAGAAAAAATTCCTGGTATAACATTTATTAACAAATCTGTGAATCCATTTATTTTACAATGGAACAAATTAAGATTTATGGATTTAGATGTTGACGAACCTATATGTGTAATAGATGTTGACATTGGTTTGTTTAATAACTATATGGAATTGTTTAACTATCCAATTGAAAGAGGAGAGTTTTTAAGTATTCCTAGTTGGTGGAAAGATACACACAAAGAACAATACAAAATTAATGGAGGTTTCTATAAATACTACCCTAAAGAATGTAAATACATTGTCAACAGATTCAGAGAAAAACCTGAATATTATACAACTAAATATATTGAAAATCAGACTACAGTTGGACCAGTTAACGGGGAACAGTACTTTGTCGAAGACACAGCTAGAGAAAATCTCGAGGTCAGAACAGTCCCAGAATGGTGGGTACAGCGAGCGTTTAAAGGCGAGTTTTTTCAAGACGGTGAAGTAAAACTAGTTCATTATAGTTGGCAATAAAAAAAATAATAAATTTACTATAATAATATTATGATAAAATGGAAATCAAGAAAAGACCTGCCTTCGTTAATTAAACTTAATTTAAAATATGATATTGATAGGTTAACAAAAGATATAATAAACTACCTTAGTCTTTATAACGAAGATAGTATGGAAGAAGGTCCTTATAAAAGTTTAAGAGATGCATATGGTTATAATTTAACACCTGCTGCGTATGATGGTAAGACAAATTCAGATATAGATAAAAATTTTGATTGGAAAAATATACCTTATAAACAAATAGCTTTAACTGATTTTGATCCTGATTATAAAATACCTTTAGATAGAAATTCAGGCAAAAGATACGATAAAGGTTTTATGAAAAATGATAAAAGATTTGATGAAAGGGCTTATAGTAAACTAAAAACAAATTTACCTTTATATTTAAAAGAAGTAATTGAAAGTTTTGGAAATAAAGTTACTAGAGTAGCCATTACAATTACTGAACCTGGCGGAGGTATAGCGCCTCATAGGGATTATGATACTACTTTTTCTACAAGATACCATATAGCTATTAATACAAACATAAAAGCTACAATGAATGATGTACATGTACCTGCTGACGGATATGTTTGGTTTATCAATTCAGGTAAAAATCATTGGGTAAAAAATGAAGGAAAATATCCTAGAATACATTTAATGATAGTAATAGACTCACAGGAGACTCTTAATTGTGAATGGTTGGAAGTTTATAACAACTGATAGTAAGTCATTAAATTTTGAAATAAAATATTTAACTCATAAAGCTATTAGTAATAAAAAAAATAAATTATCTAATAATTATTTTAAAATAAAAGATGATATAGCATGTACAATAGGATTGTATTATGAGCGTCCTGTATCTATAAGTTTTATACATGATAGGCCTATTTTCAATGGAATGTTAAGAGTATTATCTAGATTTTATTATGATGATGGTATAAGTATTTCTCAATATAAAGATAGAAAATTTATTAGACCTTCAACAGAAAGTATGTTAAAGAGTCAAATAAAATATTGTAAAGCAATAGGCCAAAATAATTTATTTTTTTCTCGAGAAGATAAAACACCTCACATTGTAAGACGAATGTGTAAAGCAATAAATTTTTTAACAGATGACAATAAATACCAAGTAACGCAAAACGATTTTCAATATGTAGGGTGGATAGGTGAGTTATGTTTACAAAAACAGTAGATAATTTAAACGATTTAGAAGATTTTTATGATGGTAATATTCAGATTCTTATAGTAAAGAAAGCTGATATTGATACAATACACAAAGTAGGTACACTTGAAAGTCAAGATCTATATGGAAAAAAAGAAGTTCCAATTGGTACTGATGATAAGAGTGAAGATCATGTATGGCAAGAAGAAGATATGATGTGGCATAATGATAGAGCGTATTTAAGTGATATACATCCTTTCGTTGGTTTGTATTGTAAGGAAGCTGAACAAGGATCTAGTCCTACGTATTTTTGCAACAGTATAAGAGCATGGTCTCAACTTGATGAATCACTTAAAACAAAAGTTATTGAAGAAGGTCCTGTTGAATTTTCTGTAAGAAACTATTTTGACAGATCCGCGTATCCTCATGATTTTAGATCACCAGTATACAAAAGAGCTTTTCTAATGAAATCGAAAACTAAACAATCAATATATCGTAATGATAAATTTGGTGAATATATATTTTTTAGTCCAGCGTATGCTGGTACTGAATATTTTGATGAGTTAAATAATATCTTTGAGGACAAAAATAATATACATGTTCATAATTGGGAAGCAGGTGATCTAGTTATTTGGAATAATATGACAGTCAGTCACAAGCGTGATCACACACCTTCACACGTTAAGAGAAGATTGATGAGATATGCATTTCACTCACCTTAATTTTAAATATGATAAAGAAAGATTAATAAAAGATCTTGACACAGTGGATTACGTAGACTTTAAACTAAATAATGTGAAAAAAGCACAGAATCCTTTTTTTATACATGCACCTGGCTGGCAAATTTGCAGAGACATAGATCATATTGAAGAGGTCAATAGGATATCAACTTACTTTCGAAAACTATTTGAAACAAAAATTAGGACACAATTTTTTAAACAGATGCCGGGTTGTGAAATACCGTTTCATACTGATGGAAGACCAATGTGTTCAATTAATATTCTACTATCAGAAAATAATTCACCCATAACGTTTGAAGATATTGGCGACGTATATTACGATTGTGCACTACTTAACATAAAAAAGAAACACAAGGTTAAATCAAGTAAGACAGAGAGATGGTTATTTAATCTTAGTATTTTGGATAAGACATATGAAGAATGTATCGAAAGATTACCTGACACACTTAAAAATTGACTATAACGTCGATAAACTAATTTTAGAGTCAGAACTTATAGATTTTAATCCTCTTAGGATTAAAAGTAAAAAAGCAAAAGGCACACCTTTTGAGAACTTTCCGTCTTGGGAGTTTGGCCACATGAAGAAACCTTTTGGTGACATCAAAAAATTAACACAATATTTTGAGAGTTTGTTTAATGTTAATATCGATCCAAGATACTTGAAACAACATGCAAACACTGAAGTTCCTATGCACAGCGACAATGGAACTCAAACATGTATCAACATCTTACTTTCAGATAATTTTGGACCAATAACGTTTGAGGATATCGGTGACATTCAGTATGAATGCGCTCTTATCAACGTAAGTAAGAGACACTCTGTAAAGAAACACTCAGAAGAAAGACTACTGTTAAAACTCAGTATATTTGATAAGACTTATGAAGAGTGCTACAACAGACTACCTGCGAGCATTATAAATGTTACATGAAAAAATATTTAAAGATAACAGATCAGCGTATCCAAAAGAGCATCAATTACCAATTAATAGTCTCTTAACGCTAAATCACCCAATGGTTCCTAAGATAGTGGAGTACAACGACAAAAAAATAATATATGAGTACGTTGAAGGAATACCATTGAAAGAAACCGATATGAAATCAGTAGAAGACATGATGTGGGTGCTGTCGAAATGTATGGATTTTATGAACACCTTGACTCGGATCAAGGACAAAGATTTATTTTTATTTGCCGAGGACATACATTCACTTAACTTGATAGTAACTCCTGATAAACAACTTAAGATAATTGATTTAGACCAGATAGGATTTTATCATAAAAGTAATGTTTATCGATATCTCAATAGAAATTATTTTTACATAGTAGACTTTTTTAGATGCAGAAATTATACGTAACACACTTAAATTTACAATATGATAAAGAAGAACTTAAAGACGAAGTCAGTGAACTTGATTTTCAGCCATTTGCACCAGAACAATATTATTTTCGAAAAACATGGCTAAAAGCACGACTAAAAGAAAACATCGTTATGTATCCTCATATCGAAGACCTGCATAAACAATTACCCGGCAGTATCATAGTAGCTTATAAACAATACGCAAACACAAGTGTACATATGCATGTTGATCCTGCTACAGAATGTTCAGTTAACATCGTCTTATCAGACGACTATGCTCCTGTTATATTCGAAGATTACGGTGAAATACACTATGAGTGCGCGTTATTTAATACAAGCTTGAACCACGCTGTTCCAAAGTATTCAGAAGAAAGACTTTTACTTAAGTTTTCTTTTCTGGACACAAGCTATGACAAAGTTAGAGAGATGTTAAATGATAAAATCAGACTCTGTACTAAATAGTCCGAACTTGTCCAGTCTTTCATACACCTCTTCATAAGGGTGTCTTAAGCAAAATTTAAGAATTAGTCTAGGATTATTATCAGGCTCAACACCATGTAGTATATTTCCAACGTCTACAAGTATTATTTCATAAGGAAAAGGTTTGTGTTCAAGGTGTATAATTGGTGTTGTGTCTAGAAGATTAATATTTATTGATACCATATTATCTTCATCTTTATGATGTCCTAGTTTTGTATTTGGAAACTGATAGCTAAACCTTGGATAATTATTCATACCATAAATACCTAGTTCATTTTCAAGCTCAAATAAATCTTTTTTTAGTTCATGTTTATCTGAGATGAATAACTGATACCAGAATAATTCTTGTCTCTTTGGACATAACCAATGCCATTGACCATATTTTTGAATATTATTATAGAACAAATCTCTATATTTTTTTTTATTAATTTTGTATTCAAGATGTTTAAGCATAATATATTTATGTTATAACCGTTATAAATAATATGTTATGGAAAAAGAAAAAGAATTACAAAAAAATTTAAAAATTGAAAAAAATAATCTAGAAAAGATTATAACAAATAGGAATGACGACTATACCTATGCTAGAGAAATATTGTATACATCTACAGAAAGATTACAAGATATTTTAGATGCAGCAGTAAATTTAGCACAAGAGTCTGAACATCCTAGGGCAATAGAAGTTGCTACCGAAGCCGCAAAAGCATTAGGAGATAATGCTGCAAAAATGATGGATCACCATTTGAAAACTGAAAAGTTACAAAATCCATCGGGCGAAAACAAAAGTATTACAAATAATAATCTTAATGTTAAAATGAACACTAAAGATTTGTTAGAACTTCTTAATCGTGACAATTGATAATTTAATAAAAAAAGATATATATAATCCAGATTTCCACAAAGGGTTTAAAAAGTTTGGAGACGTATATGTTAAAAATAAAAAAACATTAATTGAACATATTTCAAAACAAAGACATTATCACGATGCTCCTACTGAACAAACTCATAGTGATTTGTTTGAAAAAAACTCTACTGGTGTTTCTCATTACATGGGAAATCCAAACGTAAAAGCAGCATTCGTTTCTGTAGATTATACACCTGATCAATTAAAAGAATTTCAAAAGTGTAGTCAAGATCCAATTTATTTTACTGAAACATATATAAGAATTATGTCTGTTGACTTTGGTTTGATTCCTTTTACTATGTATCAATTTCAAAGAAATATGATAAGTACTTTTAATGACAATAGATTTACTATTTGTAAACTACCAAGACAGAGTGGTAAATCAACTACTTCTGTAGCTTACATTCTATGGTACTTACTTTTTAATCCTGGTAAGGTTGTAGGTATACTAGCTAACAAAGGTGAGCTAGCTCAAGAAATGTTAGGAAGATTAGCAACAGCATATGAGTCGTTGCCTTTTTGGTTACAACAGGGTTGTATAACATATAATAAAAGATCAATAGAACTTGAAAATGGATCAAAAGTAATTGCAACAGCATCGTCTGGATCAGCAGCCCGAGGTATGTCATTTTCATTGTTATTTTTAGATGAATTTGCTTTCGTTCCACCTAATGATGCTGAAGATTTCTTTCGTTCAGTTTATCCAACTATTTCCTCTGGTTCAGATACAAAAATGATAGTTGTATCAACACCAAAAGGTATGAATCATTTTTATAAAATGTGGATGGAATCTACTGAGAAAAGATCTAAATTTAAACCTATTGAAATAAATTGGTGGGATGTTCCAGGAAGAGATGAAGATTGGAAACAAGAACAAATATCTAACACATCTGAAGATCAATTCAGACAAGAATTTGAATGTCAGTTTATTGGTTCATCAAATACTCTCATAGCACCAACAAAGTTAAGTGCATTGACTTATATGAATCCAATAAAAAGTCAAGAACATGTTGACTTCTATGAAGATTCAAAACCTGGTCATAACTATATAATGTGTGTTGATTCTGCTAGAGGTGTTAGATTAGATTATAGTGCTTTTGTAGTTGTAGATATAAGTGCAGTTCCATATAAGGTTGTAGCTAAGTTTAGATCTAATGAAATATCTCCTATGATTTATCCAAACTTTATTGTTAACATAGGTAAATATTATAACAACGCTTGGGTTTTAGTTGAAGTTAATGACGTAGGACAACAAGTTGCTGTTGGCGTACAACAAGAATTTGAGTATGAGAATATTTTATCTACTGTATCTAAAGGTAGAGCTGGTTTTCAATTAGGTTCAGGTCCTGGATCAAAATTAGGAGTTACAACTTCACACTCAGTAAAAAACAATGGGTGTTCAAATTTAAAGTCTTTAATAGAAGCTGACAAACTTATTATTGAAGACTACGATATATACGTTGAACTTACAACGTTTGTTAGAAAAAGTGAAGGCAACACAGGTTCGTTCGAAGCAGAGCCTGGTTGCAACGATGACTTGGTAATGTGTTTAGTATTATTTGCATGGGCAGCTGGTACCGAATATTGGAAAGAGTTAACAGACACAAATGCTAAACAGCATATGTATAAACAAAAACTTGGAGAACTAGAAGAAGAAGTCATGCCAATTGGCTTTTTACCTTATGATGAAATGATCGACAAGCAAATTGATAATAACGGTGACGTATGGTCAACCGTCGATGAGCCTGTAGTACCTGAATGGTATAATGATTTGTACAGATCAAATTTTTAACGGATTCAGTTTAATAAATAAAGTGTCTGATCAGAGGTAAATAAAAGATGGCGCGGCAGCTCAAGTATAATCTCAATAATCGTGTATTGACTATTGAGAACATGTTAGTAGATAAACTAGATTTTCAGAGTGATTCTGATATTAGTGTATATACAATGGCGACAGG